CTCCTCATCTACAGAGGTTACTTCGCACACCTTAGCGTATAGTTCTTGCCCCGTATTGGCTAATTGCTGTATCAGTTCTCTTATCATAATGCATTCCCTAATTCAATCTTTTGTCGGTAACCATTGGTACCGAAACTAATCTCATTCTTTTTTACTAAATAAGTACCGCTATTGCCGTCGGAGGCAAGGATTTCCACCATATCGCACTTGCTTACTTCGGGTACACCAAAGGTTTCAAACGAGCCCTTAAAGCCACTTTGCTTGTAGCGTTCCAACGCCTGCATTGCGTACTTCTTTAGCTCGGCTTCTGTTAGTCCGTCTATGCGGAGTTTTATTACTTCACCGTCTTTATCGCCGTACTCGTAGGTGATTTTCTTATGCTTGGCGTTAAAGCTCTGTGCCTCTACGCGTACCCTTATATCGTCTTTATCACGGTAAGTAAAGTCTTCACTGATGATGTTTTTGCCGTGTTTAAAAAGGTGCTTATCGCGGTTGTCTGTAGGGTAAGCCAATCCGATGTACAACACCGATTTGCCGTCTATAAATCTAAAATAACTACTCAGCATTACCTTGTCTTTTAACTCCTGCAACTCTTGTGATACGTTGGGCTGGGTGATACGCCAGCTACCTACTTGTATATTGTCATCAATGAGTTTGTAGCTAATATTTGTACCTTTGAGCAGATGTTCCACAATCTCTTTGAGGGTAGCGTTCTTAAAGGCTTTAGGCTCGGCTTTTAGTGTTTTGAGTAGGAACATACCGTCTTCACACTTTATGGTGATAGGCACTTTGGCATCTACCGAACGGATATAACCCGCAAAGCGTACTTTTAAATCATCATCATAACCGAGCTCTACTGTAATACGATCGCCTCGCTTGATTGGGGGTGTACCTTTTTCACTTACGTAGCCTTGCCAGCGAATATTGCGTGGCAGTTTTAGTTCACAAGTATCGGTAAGGCTTCCCATATCTTCTACAATGTTACACTCGGCTATCGAACTAAATTGCCAGCAGGTGCTACCCGCCTCTATCGTTATTTTACTTACTAATCTTAACATACTCGTCTTGTTGTATCTGTTTTATTTCGTAAGGCTCATCGGATAGCATTTGTATTTGTACGCTTTGGCGATTGCTGTGTGTTTCCTGCTGCAATGAGAAAGAGGTAACCACTGCCGACTTGATACCAAAAGCATAGAGAAAGTCGCTTTCTACTTCCACTGCTTCGGGAGTAGTGAGTAGCTTGCGCAAGGTTTCTAACTGACTTAGCGGGTAGTCCTGCTTTGGCAATAAAAACGCCTCGTCAGCTTGCTCCCCAGGTTCGCCTTCATAATCGGTAATAGCGAGGTCGAGGGTAATGCCGTAATCACCATTGCTGATATACTCCTTAATCGTGCCGTCACGCCCTTGCAGGGGAGTAGTAACAATATTGCGCTGTTGGGTTATTGAGATAATCACTTCGGGGAACAATAAGCTATAACGCTCGCCCTCGTGGTGGGTACTCATACGCAAGGAGGTCAGCCAAGGGCGGTTTTCTAAGTCGCTTGTTGCGACAAACTCGCCGTCAAACTTCTTAACCTCTAAAGGCTTGCCCGCTTGCATACCAAAGCGAAAAGCCAAGTTTAAGGCTACCGTTTTGGCAATCGTTTCAGGTTGGGGTTGAAAGTTAAAGTGTATCATATTCGTCAATCATTAGCCCCTGCAAAGTCGGTAGTAGCAGTTAGTAACACTTCTCTTACAGCTTGCAATAGCTGTTGTTTATCTATACCTTTCTCAGTATTCATATACACGTTAAAGTTATCCATCATCTTGCCAATGGTAAGGTTACGCACTTTGTTTTCACTTTTGCCTTTGTCGCCTCCTACCCCCGTGCTATTCATTGTTTTGGTAGCTGCCACGCCCCCAACGGTAGGCACAGTAGGTTTGTTTTTGCTAAGGTCAAAGCTGTCTTTGTTTTCTACTACGGTTACTTCTTGAGGTTTATCCTCTTTTTTGGTGTTAGCTTTCTCCTCATCAGACACTAAGTTCATATTCTTGCGAAACTCCTCTACACTGCCAGCGGCATTCGTAGCCCATTGCCAGCCAGTAAGCTCCGCTACCCAACCCAGTATCTTTTGCAAAGGATGCATAATCACATCCAATAGCACCAACCCTATACGCTTAAGCGCCCCTAATATACCTTCTGATTTAAAGGCTTCGACGATGCTATCCCAATGCCGCTTAATCATCATAAAAGCACTGATGAGCATTCCTATAGGGCCTAACAGCACTAACATTGTGCTACCAAAGCTATCAAAGTACTTAATAGCGGTAACAACATAGCCTATTAATAGGGCAATGGCACTTACTATACGCATTATAGGGTTCATATTCATTACAGCATTCAGTATGCCCTGTGCTACTGCCATTGCCTTGGTAACGCCTGCCCATACGGCTGTTTTTACGGATAGAATACCCGACCATAAGGCGGCGCGTTTTTCGGCATTGGTTAGAAAGGTAATACCGTTGTAAACTACCATTAGCAACGGGGCAAGTCCCGTCATCTGTTGCACCATATCACTGATAGCTCCCGCATAACCAAATACACCACTTGTAGCATTAAAAATAGAAATCTTAAAGTCTTCCACTTGTGCGGTAAGGCGTGCGTTCTTTTCAGCGGTACTTTCCATTATCACTTCAGCTTGCTCTATTGCCGAGTTCGTTCCCTCTATCTTTTGCGTCATCACTTCAGCCTCATCGGCGGTATTGATAAGGGCAATGGCTGCCGACATATTCTCTTTACCAAATACCTTGGTCATTAGGGCAGTGTCGCCTTGTATCTTGCGTAAAGCCTTTAGGCGTTCGTGTAAGGGGACACTACTATCGGCTAAATAGTCGGTACTAATACCCGCTGCTTTCAGTCCGTCGGCAGCAAGTTTGGAGGTAAAGCGGCCTTCCGAAAGGGTTGTCAGTACGTTGCGCAAAGCAACCCCTCCCTCGCTACCTTTCTTACCTGCTTGGTCAAGGAGCTGAATATAGGCGTTCGTTTCGGCAAATGATAGCCCCGTAGTCTTAGCCACCATACCCACCTGCTCCAATGCCTGCTTAATTTGCGGGAGTTCAGCCGAGCCATTCTGAGCAGCGGCAGACATCACATTCATCATCTCGGTCATCACCTTTGCCGCCTTGATAGGATCTTCCATACTCACCCCGAATTGGTTCAGCGAGGTGTTGAGTACATCAGTAGCGGCTATGGTATCGCCCCCCATTTGCTTGGAGAGGATATTCACGTTTTCGCCCATTAGCTTCATTGCCTCGCTACTTTTGGCAATATTGGGACTAAGTTGTGAAAGCATCATCTTATAGGCTTCCACGTTATCTACTGCCGAAGTACCAAAGGTTTTAGCAGTATCACGTGCCGCCTTTTCTATAGCTTTCAGTCCCTCGCCCGTTACCCCTGTAATAGCCGAAAGCTCGGCAAGGTTCTTCTCTAAGGCAACACCAGGAGCATATAGATTGTTTACTGAAGACGCTACCCTATCCGTGAGCTCAAGAAAGGTTTTAAACGTCATCAAGGAGGTACTTGAGTTTTCTCTTACCGTTCGCCCTACATTTTCAATAGCATTGGTAGTGTTTTCTGAAAAAGTATGCAGACTTTGGTTGATTTGGGTAACCTCCGCTTGCAGTACTTCCATATTCCTAAACAAGTTAACAAATACGGCAGATACTTGGCTGTCGCCTGCTACATTAAAATTTATTCCGAAATTGAAAGTATTATTCATCTTTTTTTGTATCTTTGCCGTGTAAAACGTCTTGTATTATGAAAGCACTCTTTTGGTTCGTTTATTTCCTATCATTCATTACTTTTTTAGGAGGTTGTTTTACCCAATGGATATTTGGGTTTGGAGGGGCTTGGGCTTGCCTAATGCTCATAGTGTTTACCGCTTGCGGTTTGCTTCACTACGGCTTTCCTGCCTTACAACTACACAAAAAGTAGTTACCCACCCATAAGCACTTTAAATAATTCGGCTTGGTTTTGCATACGCCAGTGCTCTAACCACATTGCTTGGGCATAGAGCTTACACCACTGACTGGCTTGCAGACTTTCAGGGTCTACCCCAAAGTTAGCACGAATCAGTGCCTCAGCTTTCCACTCTTCTTTCTCACTGGGCTCACATTGTAGTGAGCCTATAAGTTTTTTGCGGTTGCCTTGGTGTTTTGTACCCTCACCATTAGGGCTTCTACAGCTTTGAGTTTGAGCAAATCACGCTTTTCAATGGCTTCGTCGGCTTTTACTACATAATTGATATAGGCAGCCTGCGCAGCTTTTACTTCATCTGTTTTGGAAATTTTGGTAATAGCTTCTAAGTGCTTAAAAGTAGGCTCTTTGAAAATTACTTGGTGGGTTTTACCTTCTGCCGATACTTCTACCAGTACCAGCTCGCCGTGTTCCTCTTTAAGGTTTTGTATCTCTTCTGGCGCAAGCCCACAAATAGTTGCAGGCTTTTCACCAAAAGCGTAAGGGTTGTCTTCTACAAATGTGTATTTATCTTCCATTTTTACTTCTTTTTAATACTTGCTTGTGGGTGCTACCCACTAAATGCTTTTATCTACTACGTGGCTTACAATGAGTGGTAATTCTACTTCTTTGTGCATATCGCCCTCCTTCCATTCAAAAGGTGTTTTTTGGAACTCACAATTCTTTAGTATATGGGTTACCAAAGGCTGATTATCGGGTTGATAGTTCACCGTGATAGGGAAAGGCGCAATGCGGTGTAATTGTCCTTTAGGAGCTTTAGCTTTCAGTGCCATTGCCGTTGAGGCAAGCACTGTAATAGAAGCGGTAGTCTTCACTCTGCCATACCCACGACTTACTGGGTGGCGACCTGCACCATATACGTTCTCTTTTTCCTGCTCCTCTTCGTACTTTATGGCAACAATACCTGTAACGGGTACGCCCCCGATAGTGCAGATGATATCTGCCCATCCGTATTCTCTTCCGTTGATAAGGGGTTCTAATTCTAACATTTTTAAAGTGCTTTTAAATGGTTATTAAATTGCTATACATTAAGTGCAAAGCCAATAGCTACTTCTATCTCACGCATAGTGCCTACGGGTACTACTTTGAGTACTACCTCTAATTTGGAGGTTTGCAATATACGCTGGCGTGGGTTGATATATACTTTGTACCCGCTGAGCTCACCATTGCGCTTCATTGCATCTAAAGGCTCCTCACAAAGGGCACTAATAGCCGATACGGTTGCTGTTTGTAGATTGCCCGTGTCGGGGTCAATATAGGCAGGACCTGAAATCTTAGGTACCAGCAAACGGTTCAGTTCACGGATAGCCTTGTCGATGGTGCGGTTATTCTCTATATAGGCAAAGTCGCTGTTGGCAGCGGTTGCAGTAAAACTATCATTGAAGTAGGTGCCTGCGTTGCCTGCATACTGGGTAAGGAAAATATACCCTTTGCCGTGCAAGGCTTCTACTTGTGCAGGGGTAAGGCTTCCAAGCTTGGTACCGTCTGCTAAAGCGGGGACATCTAACTCAAGGGCTTGCAAGGTGTCGCCTGTAAGGGCTTTATCGTAAGCTGTGCTCACTAAGTTCTGCTTTTCTACCCAGCCAATGCTTTCGTGTACACTGGCTTTGGAAATAGCTCCAAGGGTAGCCCCTATACAACCTACTGCAGGGGTAGTTTGTGCGATATAAGCCCCACGCCCAGCACCGTCTTGACCTATAACCACGCTCACAAGCTCGGCACTTTTGGTGCGCAAATCGGGGAGGTTAGCAATATCTTCGGCTTTGAGTTTAAAGCTATACAATAGGCTTGCAGGGGTGATACGTTTGGCTAACTCCTTGCCGATAGTGTTTAGCTTGCTAAGGGCGTTGTCTAAGCCCGAAAGCTCGGTTTTGAAATCGCAAACGGCGATTTGTCGGAGTTTGCCTTGGGCGAATGCTTGCAGGGTTTTTACTTCGGTATAATTACCATCGGCACTTGCTACTGATTGCACATATAGCTTTGCCCCTTCATTGATACGAAAGAACTCGGATATATGATAGTGCAATATGGGGTTTGCTGTGTGAGTAATAGCCTTGCCTGCTAATTCCTCTACCGAAAGTAATAAGGTAGGGGCAACGGCTGTTTCGCCATAGACGATGAGCCCAGAAATATGGTCTTCGCCTGTGAGTTCACGCCCTAAGCCACCGTTTTTTCTTATGAATTTTACTCCGTTCATTGTTTAGCGTTTGTTTTGTTTGTTAGGTTTGAGTTCAAAACGTGTTTTGTCTTGCTCTTCAGAGGGGTCTAAGTTTTCTGAACTATCAGAGTTTTCTGAAGACTTTGGGGTTTCTGAATTGTCAGAAACTTTTGAACTATCAGTGCTTTCTGAAGGCTCTGGAATTTCTGAATTGTCAGAAACTTCTGAACTATTAGTATTTTCTGAAGGCTCTGAGGGTTCAACGGTTACTACTGTTTGAGGCTCTTCTGTTTCAGTAGCTACTTCATTTTTTACTTCCTCTTTTTCTG